GAGGTGAGATGCTAGTGGTAGGAGCGCAGACCAGCGGAGGCAAATCAATCCTGCTTTATCAGGCAGCACTACAGGCACTGCTGAACGGAAAATCAGTAACTATATTTTCTCTAGAGATGCCAGCTAAGGCAATCCTTCAACGCATAGCTTCCAATCTGCTTGGGAAAACAATTTTGCCACTACGCGAGATGGAAGGGGTCACAGAATGGAGAGGGGTTGCATCAGCAAAGGATATCTCAAGCGCAATCACCCAACTCATGGGAATGAACCTCACGATCCGAGATGATCTTTCCGAGGTGGCAGAAATCGTTGCAGAGGCATCACGTCTAGCATCACTGGGCAAGGCAGATCTGATCATCGTTGACTACCTACAAATCGTGACAATGCCAACAGCAGACAACCGAGAACAGGCAGTAAGCGAACTATCACGCAGGTTGAAGTTAACTGCACTCAAAACAAAATCCGTGGTGATGACTGCATCACAACTCAACGACGAAGGCGCAGTACGCGAGTCCCGCGCAATCGGTCACCACACTGACTTTCTGATCATCATCTCGCATCCAGACGAGAAGAAAAAAGAAGCGTCATCCTTCAAGCGCAAAACAGAAACCCAATCAACTTCGCGTGTACGAGTAGACAAAAATCGGCGAGGTCAACGTGACGTGTTCGTTCCCGTAAAAATGCGCGGAGATATCTCAAGATTTGAACAAATAGATGAACATTGATCACCACTTCGACGAGGCTTGTTTTTTACTTGATACTGCAACAGCAATCTGGCAGACCCGCACCAAATCTAGGTTTGCGGACGCTCAGGAAAAATACGAAAAGGCAAAACAAATCTACGAAAATTATTTTTCACAAATCGACGAAAATTCTGTTGACGAGTTTGAATTTTAACCATAGATGTAGTGCCGTTAGTTAAATAAATACACAACATCAAATGAAAGCAAAAAAAACCCAACTCGAAATCTTGAACGCTATTTATGATCAAGATTTGAAAGCAAGTGATTCTCAAAAAAGCAAGTGGTTCCAAACTGGCCTTGGCAAAATTGAGGTCTGGAATTACATCGAATGCAATCGCCAGAACGCAGAAAGCGAAGGAAACGATTTCGAGAGTCACATTCGTTGTTCTCTTTCCGACGAACGTGGAGAAATTGTAAAATTTTTCACTCGCAAGGGTTTTATTATTTGATCCACATGAAAACACTACCAGACTTCGACTTGCAGGATGATGACGAATCTCCACGGGTTAACCGCAACCACCAAGACCCTGAGCAACACTTCGCTGACAAGGCCGAGCGCAGCGACTCTGACGCACAGCATTTCCACGATGAGTGGAGCCGCAGGAATCCCAATCAGGTTTACGGAGGCAACACGTTCAACTACTATTGATATGTACGATCCAGACGATGACCACAACAGCGACTACGCAGAGGAGCGTCACAACTCTAAATGCGAGGCAAGGGACATAGAACAAGGCATTAAACCTTCAATCGAGGATGACGAGGATGAGGAATGAAAAGTTCCCCACACATTATAGGGGAACTTAAAAGGCTACGTAGGGAGATGTCACCTAAAAGAGAGTTTTCCTCACATATATCCAGAGAGTGGTATGTAGTTGGGGGTTCACATAAAATAACATTTTCTGCAAACAAATGCAGACTTGGTAAGCGGCAACCATTAAAAGCCGCATAAAAGTAAATAAAATATGATAACACTAAGTATCGACGTAACAAAACTAGACAAGACACGCTTCAAGGCAATCACCCGTAAAAATGGTGATAAGGCACTATTCTGCGATCTCATCCTAATTGACTCCCAATCTGATTATGGTGACTACATGGTTAAACAAAGCGTCACCAAGGAAGATCGTGAGAATGGCGTACAGCTTCCAATTCTTGGAAACGCTAAGAATGTACAGGTTGGAGATAAAAAGCCCGTAAAAGCCAATTCTGCTCCAGCACGGGCCAAGGATTCGGATGGAGATGACATTCCGTTTTAACTAACACTTTCCTCGCTAATCTACATAGGTCAGTCCCGTAGATAGCAGGGGACAACGGGGGCAGCGCATCCGAAAAAACGCTGACCAATTTTAAGGGATTGTAGCGGCAACTATGTGTGCTGGTTATCATTTGACCCTGTGAGGTAACTACATAAAACCTCACACTTTCCTTGCTAATCATCCGAAAAAACATTATAAATCATCCGAAAAAAAACCTCACACCCCATTTTATAAATATATGAACGAAATTATAACAGCAGATTACTTCCCCGGTAAGGATTGCGACTGCGAAGCCCGTAGCAGTTACGAGTGCGGTTGCGAAGACGCAAACTGGACTCCAAAGGAGGTATACGACCTGCGAAGTGCGAGAATGGCTTTAAAAGCCTTTGCAGAGTCAACTGCTAACCTCGCAAAATCACTCAAGGCAGAACGGGACGAGGCAAGGGAGCAATACAACAACCTAGCCACCGAGCATATGCTGGCAATCAATAAGATTTGCGGTGAGCGTGACAAAACGGAATTGGATGAGGAAATGAAATTCCATCACCGAACTCATTCGGAATTAGTTAATGCCAATTGCAGGATGTTAGATATGCAAAACGATAATAGTCAACTAGCAGACAGGCTAACCGAACTAGAGTTGCACTCAACCAGTGAGTTGGCTAGGCTAGAGCAAGAGCTTGCGGATGCACGGGAGGAAGCGCATCGTTTTCGCTCATTGTATTACGCTAAAAGTGGAATTAACAAAAGCGCAAGTGCGTTTCCTTGGGAGGACGCGAAATGAGTGACGCGCCAGAGACGGACGCAGCATGGCTAGAACAAAAGGACATGGTTATCCTATGCCGAAAGTTAGAACAGGAACGTGACGATTTACTGTCGCAGGACTACCGAACAGAGGCTAGGGCTATGCGGTACTGCCAAGAACGCGACGAGGCGCGGGAGTTGGCACAGCAAATGTCAGAAAGCAACCAAGTGCTGCAAGCCGAGGTTAGAGACTATCGCAAAAAGGAAAGAGCAACCTCATGAGCGAACCGCACTACACCTCCGAGATTGATCGTCTTAAGGACTGCAACAAGGATTACCGCTCCATTGCCGCACAATTGGCAGTGTACTGCTCCGCTGCCATATTTGCACTACGATCAGCCAACAAGGACTTGGAGGACGCACAGGTCAAATGCGACATCGTTCCAGACCCCTTCGCGGCACAGGCAGTGGATGACATCTTTGCCCAGTATTTAGAGTCATTGAGGGATTACCCTGAGCTAATGGCAATTGCGCTCAAATTCATACAGGAGGCAAGATGAAACTAACACTCCAGCCTGACGAGGTGCAGATATGTCAACTCATTGGACGTATGCGTTCGCTCATTGCGCGAAGCAATGGAGTCAAGGATGCCAAGATTGGCAACCAAGACGGAGCAGAAGCAGACGTGATCGGAATGATGGCAGAGTACGGATTCGCCAAGTTAATAAATGTATTCCCTGACCTTGGACTATCACCAAGGAGCGGTTCCGCTGATGGCGTAATGCCAAGTGGCAACAGATACGACATCAAAGCATCAAGACACCCAAAAGCCCGGCTACTATCCACGCTCAAAGCAAACCCAGACGTTGATGTCTATGTCTTGTGCGTTGTGGACGATCCAGCACTCAACTACGTTGGTTGGGCATGGAAGCAAGACCTCATCAAAGAAGAGAACATAGTCAACCTTGGTCACGGAGAAGGCTACGCCTTGGATCAAAACAAACTAAAGCAATTTTAAATATCCAAATGAAAACATACCTAGCAAAATGGCCTAATGGCACAATATCAATACTGCAAGCAAACAGCATGATAGATCTGTTCTGGGATCTCGACGCAGAAGCAAACCCACTAGAAGCAAAAGTCTTTGAACTACCAAAACGATTCCACCTCGCAACTTGCATAGTTACCAATGAAATACAAGTCGATGAAATGTATTGTGAGGATGAATGCAACCTAAAGGAAGTCTTCTTTAAACCCAACATCATCAGTTCCGCTTATGCCATACTAGCTAAATGAGCTAGACAAGGTATAAATCCACAAAATCATGTATAACTA